TTTCCCACTTAGCCTACCAGTAGATGTCATGTGTTGGTTAAGTCTTACGTGTAACTTACCATCAGCTTTCACATTGTTAGCTATCCCACCAACGAATGAGGATAGATAAGTATCCAATGCAGATAGCCTTTGTACCTTCTCAAGAAACTCTAGTGCATCAGTCATGCCTTTAGTTCTTGCTGAGTTTGCTAGTAGCTCTAGGTTCTTTCTGTTAGTAGAGAACCCATTAGCTGTAGCCCACTTAGCATTGGGAGCATTAAACTTTAAACCACCAACAATACTAGTAGGAATAACATGATACCCATTGCCATCGCACGAGTTACACTTTGACAGTTTGGCGTATGGTGTTCCATCCTTTTTCTCCTTTCTTATTTTACCTGACCCATAGCAATCGGCACACCGCTTTACATGTGACTTGTACACTATGTCAGTTTCTTCCCTGACCAGTTGTTTAAAAGCAATCTGCCCCATATACGGATCGAACTTATTTATCCAGACTGTTTTATCTACAGGCTTACGACTGTATATCAGAGTGGATAGTTGCTCTGGACTGCTTAAGTTTAATGGTACATCTCCCATTAATTCCCTTACTTTAGTTTCTAAGTATGATAGTACCTCCTTTCTTTCTTCCTCAAATGCAATACGTACACCTTCCAGTGCAGTAATGTCTACGTTAAAACCTCTCGTATAGATCTTAGCTAGTGCAATAACCATCTGATTAGTTAGCTGCACTACATTGTGCATACCACTAGCATCTGTACCCACTAGCTTGACACGCAATTCATGTGCCAGTTGCTGTGTTGCATGTAGGTCAGCACTTAGATACTCAGCTAACTCAGCATGTGGTACATCACGTACTGATACACCCTGCTTGAGATAAGCCTTGAGTGTGTCCTGCTTCTTAGTGTCCAGATCGTAGCGTTGTGCACATGCTTCCAATGACAGGGGTTGCTTGACACCACGTAGTATCAGATACTCCATCATCATTGTGTCAAACACTGATCCATTGTAGGTAAAGCCTGACTCCCATAACCACACTAAGTCATGGCCTATGTTGTGACCAATCAGTACAGTAGCCTGATCTAACTTGCTCTGTACAATAGCATGACCATTAGGAGTAGCCTCTACTTCACTGTGATCAAACGTAACGATGTCTTCATTGCCATGATCATCGAGCATACCCACCATAACTAATGTGTTCTCTGGCTCGAAAGGATCTAGCTGTAGCTTACCTTCACGTTTGATTACTGTGTTTTCTACATCAAGAGTCAGTTTCACTTTTCTCTCCTTTAGGAATTTCTACGAAGTTAAAGTTAGAACTAAACGATCTGCGCTCACCTTTAGTATAGAAAGGATACACACAATGGAACAACTCACTAGGGAATACATAGAAGTCTCCCACTTGTGGTCTTACCATAAAGTTTGTAGCACTGTAGCTACCTGCACTACCAGATATAAATTGTATGTGTCCATGAGAAGGATGATGATCTTTGTAGTCCTCTTCCCATTCCTTCTCGATACCTTCAGGTAGTTTAAGATACCCAACACAGGACATACGACATCCTGTATGTAGGTGCACTGGATTGTACTCAGTCTCAAACTGCCTGACTAACCAACCAGATACGAACTGCATACTGTACTCAAAGTTATCTGTATTTAATCTGTTTCTACCATATGAGTTTCGTATAGTAGCTGTCTGATTGTACCTGCCTATAAAGTCTTTGACTTCATTCAAGAACAAGTCTCTCATTGCTTCATTGAAGTGTAGCTCCTGACCTACCTTACCTACCAGATTGTCTGAGTAGTCCTGTAGATCAGGCTCTTCTTCATAGAAACTATTCATGTTCTTTACAAACTCAGGACTTAGTTTCTTGTAGCCCATGACAGGACCAAATGGAAAGAAGATCTGCTCATCTGCATCCTTCTTAGGTGTGAATATATTAACCATGTTTAACCTCCTTACGCTGAAAACAATGCTGTCTTATAATCAAACTCACAAGTTACCATACCATGCCAACCTGTCAACTTGTTTTTTGCAATGTTAATATGTCTCTGTGTGTCTTCCTCAGTCTGGTTCTCTGTTGGTGGGTTCCTTGCAATCAGGAGCATGAGGTCAGCTTCAGCTGCCTTGCCTGTCTTGGAACCTTCCATCATAGATTGATTGAGTACTACTCTACCTTCAGCTTCAGCAGATAACTGTGACATATAGAACACAGCACACTCCTGTTGCTTTGCTATCTGTCTAGCATACATAACATTCTGTTTGAGTGTTTCATGTATACTGGCAGAGTTAGCTGTAGATGTAAACTTGTCACCCATATCTAGCATGATGATGTCAGGCTTGTAGTATTTACATACTGACTCTACCCATGCCATGTCTTTCTCTGTGCTGTCCTTGAACTTCAGGTGACGAGACTTAGATCTATACGTAGCTAGATGCCTAGCCTTATCCTTACGTATGCCTACTGAGTCTGTGCCTACTGCACATGTCAGATACCTGTGACCTACACGAGTAGGTGTTTCTTCATTACAGAGCACAATAACTTTAGCACCCTGATCTGCGAAACCATCTGGCCCCATAACCAAACTGGCATGGAAGCTAGTCTTACCTGTGTTGGACCTAGCACCTATCTCAATAAGCTGACCTGCATTCACGCCCGGAACCTTACGTGCAAGGCTAGGTATGTTGAAGGTCCACTTGCTTTGTAAGTCACCCTCGTCTAGTATCCTGTCCATGTTCATGTCTTCCCACTGTACCTGTAACTTAGGTATGAAGTCATCACCATGTACCTCAAGCAGATTGCGTAGTGGCTGTAGACTTTTGAGTGATCCATTAACAAAGTCGAAACCTAAGTTAGCAACCTCTTCACCAATCACCTGCTGAAATAATTTAGACAGTACCTCTTGTGCTATGTCCTTACCCATAGGCTGTTGTGTTTTAATCTGACCAAACAAAGCAGAGTACTGTTGCTTCTGTGCTGTGGTCAGTGTTGGATTATCCGATAAAAAAAGTGCCTCAACTTCATCTGGTGAGACACTGCGATCATAGTCATCCATTGCTTTATCTATTACACGTTTAACTTTCTGTATGTCCTTGCTGAATAGTTTCATAGGGCAACGTGAACCCCTGTGTTCCTCGTAGAATTGTTTCTCCATAAGGCTTCGTATAAGTGAAAGTTCCATAGCTCATCCTTTCATAGTTCATTAAGAGCGTCCATATCTTTCTTGTGTCTATACTTTATATCGTCCTGTAGACGTAGGACTTTTACATTATTAACTACACTTCGTAACTCCTTTGCTATTGCTAAAGTTTTCTTTGATGCATCAGGATCTAATGCTACTACTGCTGTAGAGAACTGCGCTAGGTATTGCCTCTGTTCGTTGGACATTGAAGTTCCCATTAAAGCTACTCCTGTATGTCGATCTCCTCCAACAACTGCTGCACTAACGCAATCCTCTACAACAACAGCTACCTTACCACAACCATGTACATAAGGCAACCCACTATTTCCATATCGCTTCCACTTAGGTATTCGCTTACCCAATGCCCTGCCAGTAGCGTCAACTGTAATACCATTGTGCACTACAGGAAACACAACACGGTGCTCACGTATGTCATACATCAGACCATGCTCTGTTACATCAAGACCCCACTCACTTGCATACTCATAGACAGGGGCATCAGTAGGTACAGGCACTGGTACTACGTACATCGGCATATCAAAGCTGGTGTCCTTTACCTTTACTATTTTGTTTAGCTTATCCTGTATAGCAGTAGCAGACATGCTCACTCTGTTAGCACCACTGATACTACATCCTGCCTTGTAACAGTTCCATAGTAGCTGTCCATTTAGATTGGACACAGTGAATGTCCTACGTCCTTTGCATTCAGGACAATCCATACGTACAGAACTACCATCAGTGATGTCTAAGCCTGTGAGATATTCAAGCATTTAATTTCTTCTCCAGTTCATAATAAAAATCTGCGACTTGATACATTTCTTTCACAGTAGCTACATTCTTTATAGTATTTACTCTAACAGAAACTACAACTAAATTATCTTTAGTATAACCTTTACTGTTATCTATTCTGTCAAAAGACATATTCCATTCGCTGTTAATATTAAAAACAAATGGCATCTTGTATATAGGACATTTTAAATCTTTAGGTACTAAACTTAATACATCATCTGGTGTTATAGTAAATGGAACATTTAAGTTTTTTCTTTTTTTCCATCCATTTCTAATGCCCTCTCGTTTGTGTACTGCCCAATTTCTATCAATGTCAGCATAAGAAGAAACTATTTTTGCATTCTGTCTTCTTTTTCTTCTTAGTTTGCTAAAGTGTTCTTTATTTTTAAGATCATACAATCTTTTATACTCTACATATTCTGGTGTCTGTTGTCTCTTTAAGTTTCTCTCCTTAACTTCTGGTCTTTGATAATACTCCTTAGTGTATTGTTGTTGTTTAGTTAAACCACTGAATGACATATCAATCCTCCTTAAACTGTTGTCGTGCAGTCAATGCACTGTTAGCACTAAGATAAGTATTCTTTATGTAAGGCTTCACCGATTGTGGATTAGCATGACCTGTCACTGACATGATCTGTGGCAATGGCACACCTGCCTCTACCATTTCAGTTGTACCAGTTCTTCGTAGATCCATCAAGCGTAATTCATCTGGCAGTTTAGCCTGTCTCATAATTGTTCTACCTATCTTGGACAATCGTTCCATTGAGAATGGTTTGTACTCACCACCTTTAGGTGAAGGCATAGGTGCTACATACTTCTGGAAGTCAAAGTCCTGACGTTGTTCTGTAAGCATATCGAGTAACGCATCTGATATGGGTAGCTGTACCTCTGCACCACGCTTGGACTGTAACAGTCTTAGTCTACGTGTATTGAAGTCAATACTATCCCATGTCAGCATACGCATGTCACCTACACGTTGACACCACTCATAGGCCATCTGCACTATCAGTCCTACATTACGATACACAAAGTCACCATAAGCTACGTCAAGAAACTGACGTACCTGATCCTGTGTCCATACTGTGTTACGTGCAGTAGGTGATAGCTTCCTTACTAACGTGAATGGGTTACTCTTAACATACTCCATGTCCTGACCATGCCTGTACACAATGCCAGCTACTGCTGCCACATGATTAGCTAGGTGTATGCCTCGTGTAACCCATTCTTCATACGCCATCCTTGCGTCCTTACCTGATACAACAGATGCAGTTGTTTCACCTAACGTATCTGTCAATATCTTTAAGAACCTAGTGTAGTCTAACTTTGTTTGATCACGTAAGCGATTAGAACTATGCCAACACTAGCACCTAACCCTATCATCATTTTAAAGAAGTCTTTACCTACTAATGGAAATACTTTCTTAAAACTTTCTTTGTTAGTTAGTGTAGCTATAGCTAGTTCCCTTCCTGTTAGTAGTCCTACAAATACCCAAGTGGTACTCATTGGAATATTATTAAGTTCTTTAAAGAACCATAGCACTACAAAATAGAACATGTCAATAAGACATGCGCTTCTTACATAACGTGTGTGTTTCTTTTCTAATACAATACTCTGTATTTTACCTCCTCTTTCATGGAAGACCCATGCTAATCCTAATACAAATACAGTACTAATTATTACCATGAGATCTACAGGTACAGTACGAGGTAGGAACACTGCGATGTTTGCTATGTCATGTGATAGCCATGTCCACCACAGAAAACCTGTAGCTGTCCATTGTCCTATGTGCCAGTATCTTTTGTGTTCTTCCTTAACAGGAGTGCTCTCATCAAAGTATTTCGTTATAGCAAACCAGATAGCATAGGCTGCTACACCTGCTACTGCATAACCCATCATGGACTTCATTAACATCTTCTCTAGTACAAACGTACTTGCAAAAGCAGATAGCACTAGGAAACTAGTAGAGACAGGCACTCCTATCCTAGTTAGTAGCAGTAGCAAAGCAGGTGCTGTTGCATGATACCATTGTACTTCTTGAAAGGGTATCTTAGTTAGTCTTCCATAACTTATGTCTCCACCATTTATGTACCACCCATACCACAACGTAGCAAGTAGCACAGAGGATGCTGATACCCATAATGTTTTCCAATTAAACTTTTCATTATTGGATGCTATCCAAGTACCCAATGTTTGTACAGAGTCATTTGCTATCACAGAGTAGGCAGCTAACAAGAATCCTATACCCATCCATAATGTTACATTTTCCATATTTATCTCCTTATAGTATATATATCTTAGCTAAACTACTAGTGAGTGTAGCTAAAGCAAATGTGTTGATAAAGATCAACGCCCTATCATTCCATAGCATACCTACCCACAACCAACCTGCAATGCCTATTGCATGAAAGATTAGATTGACAGGAAAGATATTGTTAGCAGTCAGCACCATGCCTATCATAAGCAATACACTGGCTACCCATTTTATGTACCAGTCAAATGTGTACAGTGGGGTTTTGGTTATTGTTCTTGTGCCTTCATGGTCATCTAACATAATGTATATCCTTTATTAAGTAAAGTTACCACTGACTCTGTTCCACTCGACAGACTTAGGTGTACGTTGTGCATGTCGCACTACTTTCATAAGCGTAGTTATAGGTATCTTGTGCATGGAAGCAACCACTAATGCATGTTGCTCACCATAATCAGGATCGTGATGGGCTGCATTCCATACCATTTCAAAGATACTATTACTGTACGCCTTATCCTCTACCATGTCTTCTTCTTTTTCTTCAGTGTACTACCATCACCATTAGCCATAATCTCACCTGTACCACCATTGTCTACACCACACAGCAAGGTAGGGTTCTGTGTACGTATGATACTGGCAGTCCATTCACCTGTATTACTATTGAAGTGTATCAGTGTGATATGTCCTCTTGTAGATATACCTCTGAATACTAACTCTTCACCATGCACATTTTCTAAATAACTTATAGCTTTATCCCTGTCTCTACATGGTGCAGGATTCTGTGCATATGCAGTGAGAGGTAGCACTACCATTAGCACTACCAT